AGATTTACTATTAAAAAACAAATATTTGAAAGAGAAAATAAAAATTTTAGAAGTTTAGAATTTTATAGAGCTACATCTAAAGAGTTGCTAGGTCTTTTAAGTACAGGACAGATTTTAGGGGTCGACAACGAGATTGCTCAGGTCCCATGCTTTTATGCTAACCAAGAACGGGCAATAGCTATGTTATTTAAAAGTCGTAACTTAACATTACCATTAATGACGTTAGCTATATCCGACACTGCTCAGGATGATGACCGACGCCGACCTGATTTTGATATAGAATATTGGACTGTTCATAATAAAGAAACGAGACGACATACCAGAGTAGCATCACTGGCTCCAAAAGCTGTGAACTTATCTTACCAACTCAATCTTTGGTCACGTTACGTAGAGGATATGAATCAGCTACTTGAATATGTTATGCAGTTGTTTAGACCTCACTTGAGAGTGGAAACGGATTTCGTAACCAACGCCTGTGCTTTTATTACAGCAGTATCAGATAACTCTACGTTAAATGTTCCAGACCGAGAAGATAGGATTATAAGAAAAACCATTACGTTTGAAGTACAAACCTACATGCCTACCCGTAAATATCAAATCCAATCCAATGGTGATATTAGCGAAATGAAGTATGATTTTAAATTGCAACCAGAAGGTACTTTAAATTTACCAAATTTAAACCCCTCAGGCTCTGAAATTGAAACATTATACCCGACTTCTTCTACTCCTGACGCCACATAAATAAAAAATAAATCTAGCTTTTTCCTTGAGGTATGTCTCTAAATAATATAAGGAAGAGGAAATATTTATGACTTCAAACACAGCAACAATCATTAACACCGCAGGACAAGACCTAGAGATTGTCCTCAAGTCCGGTCGGCAATACGAACACATTTGTTTAAGTGCAGGCAAAAATATCACTGTTCCAAGAAAATCCATTACCGACCTGTGTATGGAACTTCAGCAAAGACAGCTTCTTCAAATCATTTAAAAAAAGTAAAATTTAATCATGGCTAACTTCATTTCCCCAGGTGTTTATACAATAGAAAAGGACGTATCTGATTTCGCTCCAACCGTGAGCCCTTCTATTGTAGGTTTAGTAGGATTTGCATCCCAAGGACCAACAAACACACCAACTCTTTTGACGTCTCCAGCAGACCTTCTTCGTACTTTTGGTACACCTGACCTAGTAACTGGCGGTCAAGGTATTTACGGTGCCTTGGAAGTCCTTCAAAAAACTAACCAAGTTTACTATGTTCGTGCAGCCACTTCTGAGGCTTCGGGAGCTAAAGGTTCTGCTAAACTAGCAACAGTACCTAACATTAAGGTTTTGACTAGTCAAATGGACCATAACCTTGTCTATCGTTTTGATTGTGATACTTTTGACGAAGACGGAACTCAATACGGAGAAACTCATCAATTCTATGCTTACCGTGAACGTCCTTACGTATCAGGTACTCAAGACAATTTTATGCCTACTACTCCAGCAGCTGACTGGAGCGTTACCGATTGGAACAACGCTATCGCAGCAGGTGTAGGTGATGTATTCGACGCACAGCAAGGAAATGTTGGTTTTATACCAAGTGGTGCAGGAGGCTCTAATGGTCTTCTAACTGCACGTAAGCCAGGTGCTACATCAACAAATGCTTCTCGTCTGGAAGTTACTATTTACACATCTTCTTCGGTATCAGCGGCAGGAACTTATACAGGTACTTACCTGTCTGCTACTCCTATCGACGTTACAGATTTAACTTTCACAAAAGCCGGTGATGGTCCACAAGGAACTAATAGGCTGGATATTTTAGCTGCACCAAGTGGTACTAATGAGACTTATTTGACAGCCTCTAGTGTTCTTACTGGAGCTAATAACCTAGCTGCAAGTGGTGTAACCTTCCTACCTAATGATGCCGTAGGTGGTTACTTACTAGAATCACTTTACCCAGGACTAGGTTATAACTATTCTGCGATTAATTATCAAGGTGGTATTCAATACCGAGGTCTACAAGCTAATATTAATAACTTTGTAGACGGAACATTTGCTCTTGATATAGCAAGTGATGGAGGTACTGAAGAAACTTACACCATGCAGTTAACTAAACCTACAGGTACAACTTCTGCTACTAGCTTATATCCTGAAGATGTACTAAACAAAGGATTAACTAACGCTGTTTCTAAATACGTAAAAGGAAACTTCTACATTTTTAATGCAGCTACATTTCCTGTATCTGGTACTGTATCTGGTGTTAATGGATGGACAGCACCTACATCTTGGGGTGGAGAGTTAGATTTTGGAACTCCAGCCGCAGATAATGACGTTAACATTTTAGCTGGCGGTAATGCGACCATACCAACATCGCTTTTCGACAAATCATCTAAATCTAAATTCAGAGCGGTAACGCTTATGAACGATTATAAAAACTTCTCGCAAGGGAAAAACGGTGATGCATCTGATTACGGCGGTAATATGACAAACACAAATGTTCGTCAAGCTATAATTGGTAATGACGGAGATAAGACAGGTATATACGCTCTTGACCAAGAAGATGTACCAGTAACTCTAGCTAGTGTTCCTGGCGTCACTGACCAAAACGTACAAAACGCTTTGATTACCTTAGCAGAAAGCACACAAAACTTCTTAGCTGTAGTCTCCCCTCCTGTCGGATTTAAGAGCTCTCAACAAGCTATTAACTGGACTAACGGTAAGGCAACAGGCAGAACTGCTGCTATAAACAGTAGTTACGGCTCTGTATATTGGCCATGGGTTAAAATGTTTGATTCTTTCACAGGTAAAGATTTGTGGATGGACCCAGCAATGTTTGCTCTAGGTCAAATGTGCTACACTGACGAAGTTGCAGACCCATGGTTCGCACCTGCAGGTCTCACTCGTGGACGTTTAACTAAACCAGTCGATGTTGAAGTTAAGCTAAACCAAGGTGATAGAGACGCTCTATACGGACCAGGAAATATTGTAAACCCAATCACTAAGTTTACAAGTGACGGAATCGTAATCTTTGGACAGAGAACAGCGCAAAGAGCTTCTACTGCTCTGGACCGTATAAACGTTCGTCGTATGATGATTTTCTTACGTCGTCTAGTTCTTCAATCCACACGTCGCTTTGTGTTCGAACCTAACGACCCAATCACATGGGAACAAATTCGTAACATTCTAACACCAGCTCTAGGTGATATCCAACAACGTCGCGGAATCACATCCTTCAAGGTTGTCTGTGACGAAACTACTAACACTCCATTACGCATCGATAGAAACGAGCTTTGGTGTAAAATTATTATCAAGCCAACGAAAACTGCAGAAATGCTTATCTTCGAGCTTAACCTCACAAATCAATCAGAAAGTGTTTAACACTATATAAAGTAAAGGAAAACTTATTATGGCTGACGGCAAATTTTATGTAGACAACGCGGTAAATCTCTTAGCAGATACGCCGCGTCTATCTCACGCTCTTGAATCATTTCGCGCATACGGGTGGGAAATACAAATCCCTCAGTTCGCAGGTGCTTTGAGCCAAGTTCCAGGATTGGAAAATAATGACAGATTAACACTGGCATGTAAAAAGATTACTCAACCAGGATTTATGGTTGAAGATATCGAAGTACATCGTGTCAATGAGAAGTTCTACTACCCAGGTAAACCTTCTCCTGACGAGATAACTGTTACCTTTGATAACTTAATCAAAGGCGATATCGCAGATGCTCTTTTTGCGTGGATTAGAAGTGTGTACGACCCAGTATATGGTATCCATTATGCAGGTCTAGGAAATGGTACTAGTGATGTAAACCAAAGCCCTGAAGGTTTAGCAGGTTTAACTCAATCTCCAATCTTTAAACGTACCGTTACTATCTGGCAATTAGACGCTCACCGTAACCCTATCACTCACGTGAATCTTTACGGCTGTTATCCTAAAGGATGGAAGCTTGGTGAATTTAACTACGAAACAAACGATTTCCATACGATTGAAATGACTCTTCGTTACGACTTCGCTGTTCAATTTACTGAAACTTCTGATATCGACCCAGTAATGTCTCCGATAGCAGTAAGCTAGAGCTAAATTAAAATTTTTTTTAGGCTTCTCTGGTAAATACTAGGGAAGCCTACTTTAATATAATATGAGCAATCTCACTACTTTTATAGACGCGTACCAAAAGACTGGAAACGAAATATCATTACATGAAGTAATGATTGATGATAGTAACGTAGCGAGTTACGCCGCAGGATTAAAAGGCATACCGGTGCCAGCTCCAGCTCCCACTATGGCTCCTGAAGGCGAAACAGTATCTGCTGCGTCTAAAAAAAGTCCAGGAACGCCTTATCAAGATAAAAACGGTAAAGTTAATTTTTTTACGATAGATGGTGCAGGTCGTTTCCCTAACGGTAACTCCTACTTCACCACGGATTTAACCGGATGGCAAACTGTAGCGGATTATTATAATAAACAAAGTGATGTGATAAACTCAGAAGAAGACGCAGATACCAATAAAAAAAGAGAACCTCAGACCGGAAACGACTTAACTGGTCCCGCTGAAGAAAATGAAAAAGCCTTACGAGCAGCCGCCCAACAAATCGGTACGGAGATAGACGAAGCTTGTGGTAAAGTTTCAGCCCAAGTCGATGCAAAGTTAAATACGGATGGACTTCCTGAAGGTGCGGTCGAAATAACCGGGTGCGAACGACAACGAGATGGCGGTAAAGGAGCAAACACTGCATTTTTAAATCAATTAGTTGGTCTTGGTCGAGACGGTCGTAATAGACGTTTAGCGCAAGAAGCTGGTGATACAGCTCAAGAACGAATCGACAATGCTACAGAGATTAAGAACCAAATAGTTTCTTTGTTTGGTATAGCTGGCAAAATGTTAAAAGATAATTTTAACCTACAACAACTTGATACTTCGGAGATGGAGTTATTATCTTGTTTAAAATTGAGAGGTACCGGGAAAACTAGAGGAGTGTGGATTTCTGGAGGAGGAGGTTGTGAAGGCGCAATCGCTGCATTAGCTACAGGCGATGGAGTCTCAGGAGATGAACGGTATGGCGTTCAGCTAGGTAACCAGAACAGCCCTTTATATCGAGCTATGCTCGCATCTCAACAACAAGAGATTATGATTCCGGACGGTAAGGATGAGAAAGGAGAGGAAAAACAAAGAAATGTAATCCAGCTTGGAACGGAGGATAATGGGTTAGCTGCTTTTTATAATGCTACATTTGGACGGATAAATGAAAAAGCTGTCAATTTAAGTTATTGTATGGAAGGAGACACTGGGCGCTCAGAAGCTGAAAATACTGAATGTATTAAAGATGCTGTTCTTGATATGGCACGAGAGATGGGAGGTTCTAACGGTATATCCAAATTATGTTCTTTTTTAGGAGATAAGTTAGAAGACCCAGAGAGCCAGTTTGATTTCGGTACGTTAGTGGATAAAGGAGCTTTCAACACAGCCGAGGAAATTTATAATCACGCCCAAGAAAATAATATTGATTTAGGACAAGATAGGGATTGTGCGAATAAAGTTATTCCTTACATGATGGCTAAAACCGTACAAAGACAAAAAGCTTTTGCTCAATCTCTACCTAAAGGAGCTACTATTGAAGGTGTAGGAACGACACGAGCCGGAGTAGACGCAGACTCTAATATAGATAATGCAGATATTATTGTCAAGTTACCAGGAGGAACAGCTGCTGATGAGAAATATCTCGATTCTTTAACGGTTAACCCTTTGTTTACAGTTACTGATGAGAAATGCCAGGGTCGTGATGATGGGCAAGGTGTAGGAGTATCTATGAAAGAAAAAACCTCAGCCAATAAAGCCATGGCTGCAGGTAGTCGTAGTGTCCGTCGAATGACAGGTGGTGACGGTAGAGAAGCTGGCGCCCGAGAAAACCTAAAATGTTATGCACGAAATGTTTGTGAGAATCATAAAAAAGCTGGAAAAGACTGTGGTCTTGAGGAAGGTTGGGAAGAAGCTGAGGCGGATTATAGAGAGGAGCGAGACACCTACGTTAACGAAAGTGTAGAAAAGATTCTAGCCATGGACTCCGCCACCTTAAAACAAATCCGTCAAGACCAAATGGCTAAAATGACTTACGCAGACGGTGAATCACAAAAAGATTTTTGGAACTTGGTTGAGAATGTAAAACAATCTAAAGGAACTCCTCAAGAAACTAACTTGGTAGAAAAGCTACGAAATCGGATTATGATAGGGAAGATGAAACGAGATTTTGATAATGATAAGCCAGGCGTTAGAGAGACTATGATGATTGATGCTTTGTATACAGGAGGCTCTACTAGAGACCAAGCGTTTCTCCAAACAGCTGAAGGTGCACCTGCTCGTGCAGGTAGAGAAAGCGATATAATTGGAACTGCAGCATTCTCTTTATTGAAGAAAGACCAAGAGATTAACTTTACCTCTCAAAGTTTTAATGCTGTAGGGATTGGTAGATTCGTTGTTAGAGTAAAAGGCGCGAATTCAGATGGGACTGGAGGAACCAATAAAGCGTTCTTTAATATAGACCCTAACCATGTAGAGGAGAATACTAAAGAGCTTACTCCTAAAGAAAGTAAAGCTGTGGGTAACTCAGCTATGAAAGCCGAAGACTTCGTTAGACAGCTTCAAGAACTCATTAAGGGGATAGATAAAATACTTCCCGTCCAAGACTAGCTCTGGTTTTACCTGAAAAGGCTTACCGACCACCACAAGAGCCATTCTTCTGGTTTTCTGGTAGATTACCATCCAATCTTTATTCGCGTGAGAGGCGTCATTCTGTGCCTGTGAAATGAAAGACTTGAAATCGCTTTTACGTTTGAACAAATCATCAAGTTGCACATCGTAACCATTTTTACATTCTACAACAAATGGGAAAGTAGATGGTGTAATTAAATCACCTTGTATACGGAGATGCTCGGGAAGATTCTTGTGGGTTGTAGCAAAAGCTCCTGAACCGGGGGTACGGCTGAACTCCTTGGTTTCGAACCTTTCATTCAGCATTTTAGCAATCTTTCTTTCGAAAGTGCTTCCTTTGCGTTTACTATTAACGCGACGTTTTTTGGAGAATTCTCCATTTTCTAAAATTGATTCGATATTTTTTGACATGACTAACTATTATATTGTATGACTAACGCCAAGGAAAAAATTACATTTGCCGTTGACGGTGAGAACTTTGGTAACTTTAAACTCCGACTAGGAGACCGTAGAATGAAATTATATATTAAACTTAATAAAGAGGAGACCGCACAATGGGATGCTTTAAGCACAGCCCTAACTGGCGGACAGATGTCTAACGACACTCTCGCTCGCATCTTATTTTTTAAAGGCATACACGCCATCACCCAAGAGCTCAACGAACGTGTAGAAAACATGACCGAAGAGGAAAAAGACACAATCATGAAGCAGATGAGTGCTGAACAAGCAGACGCTGCAATGAAGATGGCTGAAGAAGAATTAGGTGGTAATAATGAGAACGCTGAAAACACTGCAGACTGAGAAAGACTTAAACTCGGTTTTAAAACGTAGACGCTCACAGAACTTCGTTGTTCTTTACCACTCCCTTTGGGATAAGTGGAGCCAACGAATTGTAAAAGGTGCAGAAGAATGGGCAAAAGAAGAAGGTGATGAAACCCTCTACTTTGTAAACAGTTGGGACTTACCTCAATCGTTCGCATCATTTTCTATTACCTCTACTCCAGCGTTGGTTCATTTTAAAAATAAGAAGGTGAAGGTAGACGTAGAGTATCCGAAGATTTATAACTTCTTCCACTCTAATCTTCCAAAAAAGCCTTAATTTTTTTATCACGGTACTGTTGAATCTTTTCTCTATATTTTTTATTTTTTGTATAAATTAATTTTAGATTGTTCACGATAACCGTGGTAAAATAATTAAAAGCTGAGCCTTTTTCTTTAGTAAAGTTCTTTAATACTTTAAGACATAGTACGAAACACTCTTGTTTAGCATCCTCATGTTCTACTTTAAATTTGAAAGAAATTAAAATGCTAGAAATTAAAAGGTCTAATTGTTCGATAAGTTCCGCTTCGTATTCACTATTATTACTCAGATAATTAAATATTGTTTCTTCAAACTTTGCATTATCTATGTAATGTTTCTTTTTTTTACGTTTCGCCATAACTCATAATAGACAATGGATTTAGAAAAACTACTTGAAAATTTCGACAAAGATGAAAAATCAAAAGATTATTCATCAAACACAGTTGGTGATGAGAAAATTGTTTTTGTCACTATGTGCCAATACAGAGAGCGTGGTACTCTTTATGATTTCAATGACCATGAGTACGCTATCATCACACAGCTGATAGAGAATACCAATTTACCAAAAGGTCATTATCAGTTTATACCTGCTATACGAGAACCTAACATCTCCGAGGATGATTTGGCTACGGCTGATTATAATACTCATCGACCATTTCTTTTCGATGATTTGAGTGAGGTTAATCCCGACCTTATCATTCCATTAGGTAACGTGGCGATGAAGACTTTATTAAAGAAGTCTGGACTCTCAAACAAAAGAGGAAGAGAGTTTGTGTATGAAGGGTGTCCGGTAGTTCCTACTTATGGTGCAGACCTCTTGTTCCTCGAACCAAAGTTTCGAAAGTTATTCGTACAGGATGTTAACAACGCCTACGATAAATTTATATTAGATAAAAATAAATTTGACGGTACAAGTTATGTGTTATGTATGTCTCTAGACCAAGTTCATGAGCAGATGGATTTAGCTGAGAAGTACGATGCTCTTGGAGTTGATATAGAAACTACAGGATTAGATTTTAAGAAAGACGAAATGTCTACCATTGCTATCTCGTCAGGAGAACAGCAAGCGTTTACTATCCCTATTCATCATAGGGAAAGCCCTTTTGATGATGCTGATAAAGAAGTTATCAAAGAAAGATTAAGTGCCTTAATGGCAAACAAAAACATCGAGAAAATTTTCCATAATTGTCAGTTTGATATAAAATTTTTAAAGACTTTTGGAATAAATGTCTTTAATAATATTGGCGATACGAAAATAATGCACTCGCTACTCGATGAAAATCTCCCTCACGGTCTAATGGATTTGGTGAAGGAGTACTTCCCCCAAGAACTGGAGAAATTTTAATGATTACAATAGATTATATTTGGTTAGATGGCTCAGACGATATGCCACAATTACGTTCAAAGACTAGAACCTTTGTACGTCCTCATGCTTTACCTGAACTTCCTGATTGGTCGTTCGATGGAGGTAGCACACATCAAGGTTGCGTTGGAGATTCGGACAGAGTTCTTCACCCTGTACGCTTGTATAAAAACCCTTTTAGCGAAGGTAATTATTTAGTGTTGTGTGAAGTTAATAATACAGATGGAACTCCTCACGAATCCAACTTCCGAGCTAAGTTACGTCAGCAGTTAGAGTCGGGAAATGTAGACTCTACCATTTTTGGTTTTGAACAAGAGTATACTCTGACTGACCCTATGCAACAACCTTTGGTACCTGAAGAAATTACACAAGGAGAGTTTTACTGTGGTATAGGAGCAGGTAGAGTTATAGGTCGTTTAGTAGCTGAAGAGCATTTAAAAAATTGTTTCGACGCAGGAATTACTTTGTTTGGTAATAATGCAGAAGTAATGATTTCCCAATGGGAATACCAAACAAACCCTAAAGACGCTCTTGAAGCTTCAGATGATTTGTGGATGGCTCGCTATATTATGGAACGAGGAACGGAGAAATTTAACATGAGAGTTTCTTACCACCCAAAAATATACAAAGATTTAAATGGTGCGGGTTGTCACGTAAATGTATCAACGGCGGAAATGCGTAAATCATTTCCCGTGGAAGAGATTGAAAAGGTTATGAAAAAATTCAAGAAGACTCATAAAGAGCATCTTGAGGTATATGGAGTAGCTAATGAAATGCGTTTAACAGGTGAACATGAAACCTCTAGTTTTGATAAATTTAACTGGGGTGTAGCAGACCGAAGCGCAAGTGTACGTATTCCGGCACAAGTAATAAAACAAGGGTTTGGTTATTTTGAAGATAGAAGACCTGCTGCTACATGCGACCCTTATCAAGTTACTTCTAAGATACTCGAAACTTTAGCATAATGCTTAAGCCTAATATTCCCCCACAACAAAGAAATCATGCATCTGCTACCTTAAAGCAGATGCTTGATACTATAATACATATAGGACAGGCAACACAACAAGATTACGTATCGAATAGTCATTATGCGAATCTTATTTTTGATATAGGAAAAATAATACAGGAGCTAGACAGTGCTAACCGTAACTGACGGAGGAACATTTGATTGGGCTAATATGCCTTTAGACGATATGGCGTTGGGAAACGCTATGGATGCTGATTTTACTTTGCGAGCGTTCAACGCCATGCGCAAGGATATGAAGAAAAAAAACGTACATCATGTGTACGATAAACTTTTGAAAGAGATACTTGTAGTAGCCTCTGATATTGAGCATCGCGGTATCTTGGTCGACAATGATTGCGTCGCAAGGTTTGACGAGTTGTTAGAGACCGAGATATCCGACCTCGAGGAAAAACTTTCTTCATTGTCAGTCATCGACGGTGTAAACCCTAGGTCTAATGCGGACATGGGTCTACTTCTATTTACCAAAGAAGGTTTTGATTTGAGAGCTGTAGAGTTTTCTAAGAAAACTAAAGCACCTTCTATATCTGAAGCACATTTACAGAAGGTCGCAGTAAACGCCACCGGAGCTGCTAAAGAGTATATTGAGTTGTTGTTAAAGTACAAGTTTCGAGTTAAACAACACAAGACCTATGTAAAGGGTGTAGAAGCCGCTGTAGAGTACAACGAAGATGGTCGAGTATATTCAAGTTATAACTTTGGAAACGTTGTTACAGGACGTCTGAGCTGTTCTACGTATGCAGCCGGTCCTAAGAAGAAAAAAGGTATTTCGTTTCACACGTTACCTCGTCCTGATGATAACGATGAGGTAAACTTGAGAAGCATGATGAAAGCTGATGACGATAAAGTGTTTCTCGCGGCTGACTTCTCCCAAGCTGAGTTGCGTGTACTCGCTCAGTGTTGTCGAGACAAGAACCTTATTGAGGCGTTCAACTCCGGTCAGGATTTGCACAGCTTCACCGCATCTCTGGTTTTCGGTAAAGATGCCAAAGATGTAACTAAGCAAGAAAGACAGATTGCAAAGAGCGTAAGCTTTTTGATTGTGTATGGAGGTGGTCCAAACAAACTAGCAGAACAGATAGGTAAGTCGGTTGGGTATTGTAAAAATATTTTCCGTGCTTATCAAGATGCGTTCCCAAAAGTTTTTAATTGGATTAACTTTGTACATAAGTTTGTGAGGGAAAATGGATATGCTGTAAGTATTTTTGGACGTAGGAGACACCTACCTAATGTAAAGAGTCCGAACAAGAAGTATCAGTACCGTGCACTACGCCAAGGTATGAATTTTGTTATACAGAGTTCTGCGTCTGACCTCATGTTACACTCTATCTTACGTCTGCAAAAATACATCAAAGCCACCGGCTTAGATGCGCAGATTCTTGCCACGGTCCACGACTCTGTAGAAGTTCAATGCTCAAAGAAAGATATGAAGAAAGTAATCGAGATGATGAAATACGTATTAGAAAGCACTGAAGATTTTAAAACATTGTATGGATTGGATTTTGTTGTTCCGTTTGTAGTAGACGTTGAAGCAGGTCGCTCCTTTGGAGATTTGATTGATGCTGAGTTTCACGAAGGGGGACATCTGCTAAATGAAGCAGAAATATTTGATTATGTTAAAGAATAGTAAAGTTGTCATATTAACTGACTTACATCTACGTTCTGATTACCTTCCTGGGTTTTTAGAACGACAAGTAGAAACATTGTTAGGTTTGGTTAACAAAAAGCCATGCTCCCACGTTGTTATCAACGGAGATATATTTGAGCGCAGGAACCCTCAATCTGAGGAAGTGTTGGCGTTTGATTATATGTTAGACCAAATGAAAAATAAAGAGATTATCATTAACAGAGGTAATCATGATACAATGAGAAAAGACGGTACGTCCGATACCATCCTCTCTGTGTTCTCATCAAAGGCTCGTGTAGTTAAAGATACTGAAACAATACGTATTGGGTCTGTCGACTTTGACTTTATACCACATTACGAAGATGAGGATAGAATCATAGAAGATTTAAAAGCTACTAAGAATCCTGTATTCGGTCACTTCGGATACGATGGTTGTATTGATGGTGCGTATGCCATGGAAGCAAGGGTAAAGCATTGGCACTTCAAGAAAAAGCCATGGGCTTTCCTAGGTCATATCCATAGACCTAACATTTATAAGAACGTAGTTATTCTTGGAACTCAATACTCCAATACCTTTGGAGAACCTAACGCTCAGAAGTATATTCACGAACTAGTAATTAGGGATGGTGATGTAGAGATGATTAGAAAACCTATTGAAAAAGGTATTAAGCATTTAGTATGCACCTTAGATGAGCTACCTCAGTTAGCCAAGAAACATCGTATTGAGAATTTCTTCACGTTGCTAAGAGTCAAACTTGACCGTTTAGATTCTTATACTGAAGAAAGATTGAAGGAAGAGTTATTCGCTCAGTACCCTATACAAAGTCTGGATTTAGTATTTGAGGATGTGTTCCCTAAATTTGATTCCGATTACACACCCGAGCAAAAAATATTTTCTTTGGACGAAAAGATTATAGACGATTACATCAATAATAGTGACACTGTTTTTACTAAACCTGAATTGCTAGACGCGTTGGAGGAGATTAAAGATGCAGCTAAATAAGATAGAGATACATAATTTTCTTTCTATTAAGGAGGCTACCGTAGACTTCGATTCGTACGGAAACCTTGTCAGGATAATAGGTAAGAATTTCGATACTAAACCTACAGGCTCTAACGGAGCAGGTAAAAGTTCTATTATTGAAGCGGTAATGTTTGCTTTGTTCGGTAAGACTATACGTCCCACCAATGACAAGAGTTTAAAAAATTACCACACCAAAGGTAAGTGTCGTGTAGTTCTGACCGTTAATGGTGATACTGTTATAGAAAGAATCAAACGACCTTCAAGACTCGCAGTCACAGTAGGAGATGAAAACTGTACCAAGAACTCGATGAAAGCTACCCAGCAATACCTGGAGAAAATTTTAAATATTAATCATCAAGTGTTTTTAGCATCGATTGTTTTTGGACAACAAAACTCTGCAAACTTCTTAACTGCAACTCCCGAAGAGAAAAGAGCAATTATACAAAACTTTTTATCTGTGGGAGACTTGTTTAAAAAACGTTCAACTATTAAATCTTTAAAGTCTGGTTATTTAGCAGATAAAAAAATAAATCTTACACTCCACAATGATGGGGCTGTTAAGATTGAAAAATTAGATAAGAAGATAAAGAAGTTGCGAGCATTAAAAAAGAAATCTAAAAAACTTTTTAGTGATGAACAATTTAAATTTATTTTTTCTCACTCTTTGAGCGAAATACAAGAAAAAGAACGAGCCTTTCACGAAAAAGATTTAGCTTATGAAGCCGCGGTAACTCAACGTGAAGTGTTGAGAGAACGTATCCTACGCACACACTCTATAGTTAAAGGGTTGAAAGAAACTAACTGTGAACATTGTGGAGAACTATCGACCGCTAACAATGCAAAGGTTTTAGAACTTGAGGATGATATGCAACAGTGGTCGCAGGAAGAAAGAGCCAAGGTGAAAGAGATACAAAAGCTTGGTAAAGAAGTAGACTCTATGAGGATTCCCGTCACAGTATCGGAGTTTGAAAGCGTAGAAAAATTTAAGGAGGTAGATACGGAGATAAAAATATTATCTAAGCAAATGCGAGGAGAAAAAGCCCTTGTTAAAAAATATGGAGACTTATCTACCGACGCACAAAAACATTATGACCTGATGAGGTATTGGGAATACGCTTTCTCAGAAGTAGGGTTAATTAAATATGTTATTAGAAATATCCTCGAGTATTTGAATGACCGATGCAACTCGTATCTCAGCAGTATGACGGGAGGAAATTTTTCTATAAAATTTGACGACTCTCTGAACGAGACCATCTATAATAAAGGAAACGAATCGTATTTCGATTCTTTGTCGGGAGGAGAGAAGAAACGAGTCTCCTTAGCGGTTATGTTAGGTCTTAATGACCTTCTTCTACTTACCGGAAAAGAGAGGTCAAACATTATCTTCTTTGACGAAGTAGCTGAATCGTTAGATGCTGACGGAGTAAAAGGATTGATAGAACTTATTCACCAACTTACTAAGCATAAAAAATTGTTCTTAATTACACATAATGAATATTTAAATTCACTTCTTGAAGAATATTCTGAAACTTTAACGGTAATAAAACGTAAAAATATTACCAAAATTACTAAATAAAACGCATAGAAAAATGAATTACAACCCAAATGGAAAAAGATTGATTGTTTCTCGGAAGGAGAACAAGACTGAGTCGAAAGGAGGTATTATAATGCCTTCTAGTCATAAAGATAAGAAGTTAAGTGAAGGTTACATAGAACGTATTGGAACCGCGTGTGAAGGACAACATTGGGACGAAGGACTCCATGTTATATTTGCACAATTTGCAGGACAAGAAATAATGGTAGACCACGAAACTTACTTGGTTATAAACGAAGAAGATATTTTAGTATACGGAGCAGAAGGGTAATGGCATACGAGATTCCGGAAAACTCCCTAGCGGAGACTATCTTCATGGACAAATACGCCTATCCAGGTGAGAAGACGTGGAAAGAATGCGCCAAGAGAGTAGCTAAAGCTGCTTCTGACCCTGAGTTCCCTGAGAATAGAGAAAAGTTTGAGCAGAAGTTCTACGAAGCTATTAACAGCGGAGACTTCTGTCCGGGTGGACGTATCTTGTTTGGCTCAGGAAGAAGCCATCAAAACATGTTGAACTGTTACGTCCTTGACCCTGAAGATTCTGTAGATAGCATCGGTAAAGTTATTTCTGATATGTACAAGATTTCTTGTGGCGGTGGAGGGATTGGATTCAACTTCTCTAAGATTAGACCAAAGGGAGATAACATTCAGAATATTAAAAACTCTGCACCCGGTTCTATCTCAGTCATGAGAATGATTAATGAGATTGGGAATCATGTAAGAGCAGGAAAGAATCGACGTACAGCGTTGATGTCTATTTTGGACATTACACATCCAGATTTTTTAGAGTTTTTACATGTAAAACTTGACCGAAATGAACTAACTAATTTCAATGTCTCAGTAGCGATAACAAAACGTTTCGTTGAGGCAGTAGAAAGAGATGAAGAATGGTACTTTACTTTCGGCGGTAGACAAAATAAATATTTTGTTTACGAAGTTGAACGTGTATCAGAAGAAGGCAACGGCGTCATTGATGTCGTCGCTAAAGATGAAGAAGACGCTCTTGGTAGAGCACGGATTCACCACCTTAAACATTTTGCGGATACATTTACAGGAGCTAAGAAGAAAGAAATCCGCGCTCGTGAACTTTGGGAACGCATTGTTGATAATGCTATTGAATCAGGGGAACCGGGTATCTTCAATATTGATTTTGCTAATGAATACACTAACGTATCTTATTTCGAACACATGCCTTCTACTAATCCTTGCGGGGAAGAAGTCCTCCCTGCTTATGGGAACTGTTGTCTTGGTCATGTCAATCTTTCTAATATGGTTGATATGGATGGTAATGTCGATTGGCGTAGATTGGCTCGTACGATTCGCACGGGCACTAGGTTCTTGGATAACATCCTCACAGCCAACCACTTCCCCATCCCTGAATGTGACGAAGCAGGTATCCGGTCCCGAAGAGTCGGATTGGGCATTACCGGCTTACACTACTTCCTCATCAAAGCAGGATACAAATACGGCTCAGAAGAGTGCTTGGAGTTCTTGGAACGGTTATTCGCTACAATAAGAAATGAAGCATACAAAGCCTCTATGTATCTCGCCCGTGAAAAAGGTAGTTTCCCTGCGTACGATTGGAATAAACTTAAAGACGAAAAGTTTTTCAAAACACTTCCATCACGTATCCGCTCAGACATTAAGAAAAATGGTTTACGAAACGCCATTCTACTTACGGTTGCTCCTACTGGAACTATCAGTATGGTACTTGGTGTCTCGACTGGTCTTGAACCCATATTTGCTCCCGTCTATAAGCGTCGTTGGAGGACTGGGACTG